ATTGCAGATGAAATGCAAAACGCTACTCCCGCACAAATGAAAATGCTCCTGAGCCGCATCGGCACCGGCAGCAAGATTGTGGTAACTGGAGATGTGGAACAAGCAGATCGCAAACAACACAACAATGGCCTGTTGGATCTGTGTATCAAATTGGAAGCACAGCCTGTGGTAGGTATGGCTGTGTGCAGACTGACTGGAAGAGATATCCAGCGTCACCCTATAATTGGCTCAGTGCTGAGATTGTACGAAGATTAGGAGGTGACGATTTCGTAAATTTCTCGCCAGTTTTTAATAGCGTTTTCTGGTTTATCTTCATAAATAAAATTATGAAAACATACCTGTATTTGAAAACGCACCGAGCCACTGGATTAAAGTATCTTGGTAAAACTACACAAGATCCTTACAAATACAAAGGCTCGGGGTCAAGGTGGACTCGTCATTTAGCCAAGCACGGTAATGATGTTTCCACCTTGGTTCTTTTTGAATCAGACAATATTCAAGAGATTAAATCACAAGGGCAATATTATTCAGAATTATGGAACATAGTTCATGATCAAAATTTTGCTAATCTACGTCCTGAGTCGGGTGATGGTGGTGATATGTCAATGTGTCAGTCATGGCATGATGGGGTTAAAAAGAGAGATACGTCTGGATCTAAAAATTCCATGTATGGTAGATCGGCTGTTATAGAAAACAATCTTAGATGGTACAACGATTGTTTAAAAAATATCTATATAACAGAAGGAGCACAACCAGACGGTTATTCTCTTGGACGACTGATAACTTATAAAAAGCCACATACGCAAGATACCAAAAACAAATTATCCCAACAAGGTCGTAAACCTTGTGCTTCTCCTGATGGGAAGATATTTGAAAGCCGTAAAGAAGCCGCCAAAGCATACAATGTTAGTCCTGTTGCCATTGGCGGGTTAATTAAACGTGGTATCAGTGGGTGGCGTTGGTTATAAGATGATATATTTCTTTCCAGTTTTTAACTACTGGAATTTTTGGATTTGTATATGACATATTATGACCATGTTCTATTAGACCGCTTTTAAGACCCAATGCTAGTCCGACTTCTGCGTTCTCGGGCTTGTCCTCAAACCACCAGAGCCCAGAGTCTCGGTACTCACGTAGTGTGTCATTCTTGTCTGCACCCGTGTCCAAGCACACAATCCGTTCAAATGCAGTTTTTCCAAATAACTTACGTAGATTCATTTCTCTCAGTCTGCCAGCGTTGGCATCAAGGCTCAGACTGGTAATACAGTGAAATACATAACCGTGTTCTTCGTGCAAGCGTTTGACATAATACATGGCATCACGCAAGGGTGGCAAGAAACCAATCGCAGCCGATTCGTTAAAAATTTTAATTAACTTGCGACCTTGCTCGTGATCAATTCCGTAGCGTAGACCTATATCGTACATGAACTGACTGCCTTCAGTTCTTACAAAGCCGTGTTCTTCCATCCAGACTGAGAAGGCATATTCCCAATCTAAGATAACGCCATCGGCGTCAACTAGGATCAACTGTTTGGGGTTGTACTTCTTTTTCAGGGTCTTCAGATTTGACAATTTCGTATCCGTTCTCTTTGAGTAAGCGTTCAATAATGTTTTCGTAATATTGATTGTAGTAGGTGACAATTCGGTCCCAATCTCTAGGAACCACTGTGCCCACCATGCTACATTTTACTACAGAGAGGGTTCGGAAGTCAAGTATTACATTACAAGTTTGAATGTCTCGTTTTTTAAGATTTCTGCTGACCGCGGTGCTTTCATCAATTTGGCCATTGGGCTTTTTATAATAGGTTATCAGTAGGTATCTCATATTTTCTCATTATTGTTTTGTATGTATCCAAATCCTCAGCCTTGGGCGCACAAACGCCGCAGAGGCATCCTTTTTTAGCACAACGTATAACAGGACGACTTGGATCTCGTGCCTGTGTTAATATAGCATCAACATTGAGTAGATTCCCAATTGGTCCCACAGTACCGTTGTAATTCATTTTACAATCCTTGTTGACGTAAACTTCGCCGTTGACTTGTTTGATGTAGAGAAAAAAGTGATCAACACTGCAATGCCACCCAGGAAATTTATTTGAAACAAACTTTTGAGGATTTTTTCGATTTTGATCAGCGCATAAACTACGGCCGCCGCAACAGGCTCTGCCAGTGTCTGACAGATCTGCCTTGTCATTGCGCATCACAGCATGCTTGAGAGATTTTTTGTACAAGCCTTCAAACCAAACCACTTGCTGTTGATTGTAGTTAAAGTCAACCTCCATTGGATGATCCAGTTGCCGAGCCAGATACTTGATCTCATTTTGGTTTAACCATGCAATCATTTCTTGTGCATCTGCGAACCGATCTGGTTCCGAATGCATGAGTACTACGCATTTTTGTCTTGTTCCTGTTGCTTTTATTTTTAGTAAATTGTTCCGAAATTGTTGTTTTTGATCAATAGTATTATCAGTGTGATAACTCACAGTAAACTCATCAATAAAGGACATGATTCGATCCAACCGATCTGGAGAAATAATGGCATTGGTAGTAGTGGTAATGGTCAAGTGCCAGCGATCTTGATAAGGTTGATATCGTTTACGCAGCACTGACAGTATTTCCACAATACTGGGATGATGTAACGCTTCGCCGCCATAGATATTCAATATTACGTAACGAATACCCTGTGGCTTGGTACGCATGTAGATGTCTACGTACTCAAACATGAAGTCTATAGTTTTTAAACATTCTGCCAGGGGTGGGTGCCGAGTGCTGTTGTCATGACCGGCGTACAATCCTGTACCACAATATGTGCAATCCAAGTTGCACTTCATTGTAAGTTCCCAGTCCAACAAGAATGTGATTCTATTGTTGGGATCTATTGTGGGTTCAAGTGATTTGACTAAGTTCAATTAAGGTGGCACTCAGGTTGATTTCTTGGTCAGCAACCAATGGGATTTTGGCCAGGCCGTCACGAATGATAACAATGGCCTGGTCTTGTTGCTCGGGAGTCCGACCCCACAGTTCAAGATTGTTGTACATCCAGGTGAATATTTCGTTGGATTCTTCTGGGGTTGAACTTTGACACAACAAGGTTCTGGCTTCACGTGTTCGCCCTTGTTTGAACAAGTCAACGCATTCCAGTCGCCAGTCCCCCACACTTTTGTCTGCTGTGCTGGGAGTGGCCAACTGGCCAGAAATCGAATTGGGTTGCAACAGATTTAAGCAACGACGCAAATCTGGATAGGTGGCTCGCACATAGGTATCCAGTACGTCAAGATCAAAGTCAATGCTTTCGGTAACCAGCACCGTGGCCGCACGGGCTGTGAACTCTGTGAGATCAGTGCGATTGATCTGCATGGTTTGACAACGACTATGCAATGGTGGTATGATCTTGGATGGATAATTACAGGTAAGAATAAATCTCACTGTTTGTGAATAGTCTTCCATGAGGTTACGCAGTGCAGGTTGCACTGAGTTGGGATTCATGTAATCTGCTTCGTCAATCAACACAACTTTGAATTCACCAAACGGCATGGTTTGACAGAAACTGATCAGTTTATCTACCCATTCAACTTTACGTGCTTCCTTGGAACCATTGGCATACATCACATCATATTCGTCAACACCCAGTTCATGGATCAACATCTTGGCCAAGGTTGTTTTGCCTGTGCCTGCGGAGCCCGACAGCATTAGATGCGGAATAGATCCGTCACGAATCCATTGTTCAACTTGCTCACGCTGTGCGTTGTCCACAAACACATAGCCATCTACTGTTTTTGGCCTAAATTTTTCTACCCATAGTTCTTTCATTGTCTCAATGCCTTTTCTGTTTCTGCGTGTGCTACTCTTTTGCGTAGACTTGAACTGGAGAACGAGTGATCTCTGCCGTTGAACACCAGTTCAATCCCACGCATTCCACATTCCTCATAGCCAGAGAAGTTTTGGTGTTGATATTCCACACCCAGCACACGAACATCAACTGGTAATATCAACAACAAGTCAACAAGATCTTGTTCGGTTTGATACACAACAACTTCATCAACATAACGGCATGCGGCCAACTGTATTTGTCGCTCAACAATAGATTGTATCGGGCGATTTTTAGTTTCAGGTC